GGATAGAGTGCCAGTCTTCGAAACTGGAAGTTGGGAGTTCGAATCTCTCAGGGCCGGCCATTATTAAATAGTTTCTTCCCAGGGTCCAGGAAACAATCTTATTAAGATCATGATCCTAGTCTGATCACCATTATTGACAACTCTGTGCGGAGTTTTTACTCCCAATATGTATGGCTCATATGTTTCAGCTTCATATATTAGTTCGCACTGGTCTTCGGTGTATCTAAAAAATTGATGAGTCTTACCCTTATTGTTTACTTTGACAATGGTATAATCAGAGTTCACTTTAAAAAAATTAATCCAAGTATTTTCACAGCCGATTATTGGTATATTTAAACTATGTTTAAAAGGACCACTGTCCATGTGATAAGTTCCGGCGTCTTTTCCAACGGTTACGTTGACAGCAATCGAACCCACTGAATCGAGCATTTTTTTACTTTTTAAAAAATCGCGTAGTGCGGCAACTTTAAGAAATATTTCCTTATTATTTTCTATATAAGTTAATGTTGTTTTATCGAGTAAATATTCAGGTATTAATTTTAATACTTCTTGTTGTATTTCGTTGAGATTTTCGATGTGTACAGGCTTATAAAAATCAGCAGTGTTCATAAAAAGTATTTATACCTATAAATATAATTATGCAATTTATCAAACTTAATAAAAAATTTGATGTTAGTAATTTTACAGAAACATCATTGATCAACGAATATGCCATCAATGGCAAGGGCATTGGATTCTATAACATTGATAATTACAATAAAGATTTGATGCTTTCGGTTATCCCTGAGAGATATAGAAAAGATTTCTTTGCAAGAGAAATGAAAATAAATTATAACATTCCTCCTCATACAGATAGCTACGTGTATGCTACTATAAATTTTTATGTCAAAGCCGTTGATTGCCAAACAAATTTCTTTAAGAAAGTAGATGCTAGCCTAGGAGTTAAAATGACTACTCAAACTACTGGCAGGACATTTAAAGAAGAAAATTTAGAACACGCTGGAAGTTTTGTAGCAGAATCCGGAGATGCTTGGTTATTGGATGTGTCTAGCCCACACAGCGTTAAGAATCTAAAATCCAGTACTGTTGACAGAGTTGCTCTGGTATTACAATCAAGTAACTATACCTTTGATCAGGTACACAGTATGTTGCAAGAAACTGGTTACATCGACGATTAGATTATAAATTCCTGCAATCTAAGTTTCGCTTCTGCCATAGTAAGTCTTTTTTTTGTTATTAAATCAACCAATACCACAGTAATGCATAAACGATCTTCTTTTGTAGTAGTTACATTATGCGGACATCCCGCTTGCACTAAACTAGGATAACTTAATGGGCTACTTTCCGCCAAGTCGACCATATCTGGTCTCCATGGTATATATTGGGTATTGATCGGTGTTTTTTCTACTACGGCTGGCGCAGAAGATGTTTCTTTTACTTTATACCAATGCATTAGACTGCCATGGCCGCCGTATATAAAATTTATTTTAACGTAATCACCTCCCATGCAATCTGTGTGGATTCCTTGTTTACTTAGGTTGGCATACGGACGAGAATAAAATGATTCCATGTACCAAATTTGTATACCAAGATTTTTTAAAAAATTAATAAAATCAGGATTTATATTTTCATGATCAATGGGAGTTTGATATTTCTTTTTCAACTCGAGGTGATCTATGGTCGCTGGATTAATATTTAAATTTAAATATACGCAATAATCGGACATAATTATATTTAGTCGTCGTTTGACTCGAACATCAAAGTATAGTATAATACAAACAAAGGAAAAATAATGCCATGGATTGAAAACGTAGCCGCAGATGATATCCCAAAAAGATTCCATCACGAGCCTGGTGAGAACAGTATGCTGATCAGTATTGTCGATCCAGCAAGCTGGAGACCTATACCTGCTCACAAGTTTAAAGAACAGCATAATTTTGAGTTCCTTGACATTGAAAAGAATGACTTTGCATTAGATGAAGCCATGCGTTGTAGCCAAGAGCAGGCCAATGAATTGGTAAGACTACTGCAACACGCCAAGCTCAATAGAATGAATGTTGTCGTTCATTGCTATGCAGGCATTTGTCGTAGTGGCGCGGTCTGCGAAGTCGGAGTGATGATGGGTTTTGAAGATACTGGACGATTCCGTAGCCCTAACTTACTTGTCAAGCATCGCATGATGAAAGCACTGGGATGGACTTATGATGAAGATGAAAAGCCCAACATTGATGATTGGCGAACTTTTAAAAATAATATATAAAGTTAGTAGTTCGGATCTTTTCGGACATAATTTATTATAAATATATTACATGAATGTGTATTTAAATATTGGAGAATTATATGTATGATCAACTAAAAACTTTGGTAGAAAAAAGAAAAACTCCACGTTTAGTAGAAACTGATAATATATCTGAAGAAAATATTCAAAAAATTCTAGATATTGCAAAATTAGCACCCTCTCTTGATCAAAATTATGGATATAAAATCCATGCGTTAACTAATAGTACAGCCGGTATAGAAAAAAAAGAAGCTTTGTTAAAATATTATAGATGTATGAATGGCGACGGCACACATCCAAAAATAACAGATCCGTATAGTGGCAGAGAAATGATACAACCAATTTTAAGTGGATTAAGTTTGGTATTTGTAGTTACGCCTAAACGAGCTGTTACTATGAAGACCAATGGTATAGATACTTTGATTTTTTGTATCAGGGATGCAATGATATCGGCAACTTATGCCATGATGGCCGCAGAAAGCCTTGGCTTCAAAGCAGGAGTGTTTGGTAATGTAGATAATAACGGTTTAGAACATTACCCCAGCGCAACAGCATTGTTCAGTGATGCACCCGGAGCTAGAATTATATTAACAGTTACAGTGGCTAATAAACTAGTTTCCATTCCAGAAGTTGATGAGAATGGCCGGCATTGGTTTGATTACAAAGGAGAACGTCCTTATGTTTTACCCAATAAACACCAACAGAAAACTGTAATGCCCGAAGTTATCATGACATGATACCTTTTAAATATATATCAATTAAAGAACATCAACTAATTTCTGATAAGTTATATGATTATGTTTTACATCACACTGATGTATTAAAAAACGCATCTCCTTGGACTACTTTAAAAAAGGATGATGTTTTAAAATTTGTTCCTGAGTTAGCAGTTGAATTAAGAAAAATAGTCGATGCAGATATAGAAATGATTTCTATAATACATAGAAAGCCCAAAGTTTACGGGGGTGTACACATAGACTCTGGTGGCCTTATTAGGATGTTATTTCCGGTTAGAAATTGTGCAGGATCTTATACTAAGTTTTTTGATTTGAACGGAAACAGTGTCATCGAAAAAAAAGGCAATGAAGGAGACACATTCTTTGCTATAAGCCAATATGACGCAGTCAATGACTGTATTATTGGAAACGGAAATCCGTTAAAGGAAATTTGTGCAGCCGAATTAATTTCCCCAATCGTGTTTGATTCAGGAATAGCCCACGGTGTGTACACAAATCCTGATTGTCTAGGACCCCGGCTAACTGCCACCATTGCGTTCACCAAAGATATAAAATATTTACTACAATAATAACTTATTGCATGTAATTGTTTTTCAATAATATTGACATATATCAGTGTATATGTTAAAATACAAATTCAAATGAAAGGAGCAATATATGCCCAGTGTATTTTTAGTCAGCGACACGCATTTCGGTCACACCGGAGTATGTCGCTTCACACGCAACGACGGAGTTACAAAACTTCGCCCATGGGACGATGCCGACGAAATGGACGAAGAAATGATCCGTCGTTGGAATGACAGCGTTCGACCCAACGACAAAGTTTATCACCTGGGCGATGTTGTCATTAACCGTAAGTCATTGAAAACTCTTGCTCGTCTAAACGGCGACAAGGTGCTAATTCGTGGCAACCACGACATCTTTCGAGATGACGAGTATAGAGAATACTTTCGAGAACTACGTGCTTACCATGTTATGAACGGAATGATACTTAGCCATATTCCTGTACACAGTGATAGCTTAGGTCGTTTTGGCACTAACATTCACGGACACTTACACGCAAATCGTGTACGTAAGGCCCGCGGAGTCGATGCACGTACCGGAGAAATCTTATACAGTGACGAACCGGATGTACGCTATCATTGTGTTTGTGTAGAGCAAACTGACTTTGCTCCTATCTTATTTGAAGATGTTATCAAACGTATTGAAGAAGAAGGCGGAAGTGTAGGTTTTAAAAACGGCAATAATACTATTATGTAATAGTATTATACAATTTTA